GACAGTGTTATCAATACTCGACGCAAGGAAGACTGACATGCCTTCAACCAGCAAAAAACAGCATAACTTCATGGAAGCTATTGCTCATTCTCCCGCCTTTGCTAGGAAGGTTGGTGTTCCTCAATCTGTAGGCCGGGAGTTTAGCATTGCTGACAAAGGCCGTAAATTTGCTAAAGGTGGTGATATGGCTACTAAAGGTATGAATATGGGCGGCATGGCTAAAGGCGGCATGTCCATGAAAATGGGTAGTACCCGGAAAATGGCCGAGGGCGGCATGATGGATAAAGCCCAAGACAAAGCCATGATTAAAAAAGCATTTAAACAGCACGATATGCAAGAGCATATGGGCGGTAAGGGCACTACCTTAAAGCTAGCCAAAGGCGGTATGCACACCATGCCTAATGGAAAAATGATGAAGAATTCAGCCATGAAAATGGCGTCGGGTGGTTTCACCAAAGAAGCCGATGGGATTGCTCGTCAAGGTAAGACACAAGCAACGCAGATTAAAATGAAGCGCGGCGGCGGCTGCTAAGGACTATCATGGCAAAACCTGTAAATGCAATGACGGGGGATGCCCCGGACGGTCAAAATCCGGATAAGAAGTATGTCCCCAAAGCTGCGGAAATGAGGTTTAAATACGCGCCTCCACCGCCTCCTAAGCCAAATCCAAAGGATGAGGGCATCTTTACAGAAGAGATGTTACGTCGGTCTGGTGGCAAGATGAAAGAACCGCCATATGACCCGGAAGGGAAGAAGCGTGGTGGCTCTATCAAGAAACGTCGCTTTGATGAAGGCGGTGAAGTAGAAGATAAAGCCGCTGGCCTTAAAGCCTCAAAGGGTGAAGATGTAGGCTTCTTTAAACGCTTGATGATGGGCAACATTGATCAGCCCGGATCTGAGGCGTATGAAAAGTTTGGCGCTGGTCGAGGCAAAGCCGCTAGGGAAGCCGAGGTTGAAACGGCTCGAGAAAGCGGGCGAACTGCTGAGCGATATAAACCTGCTGCCGTTGAGTCTGAAAAGCCTGTAGCGCCTGTAGCAAGCAAACCAGACAAGTATTCGGATTTTGGAGACAACGGTGACGTAGGTACTATTGAGTACAGTCCTGTCAATAAACCCACTGTTAAGCCAACTGTTCGACCGACTATCTCCTCGTCGGATAGGCCAATGCCTCCCGTTAGCGCGGGAAACCCTCGTGATGCCGAAAAAGGCATGAGCCGTGGAAGGCGAGACACCGATACGCGGAACGCAGAACAAGGCATGAGTCGCGGCATGAGGGGTGAAGGCCCGCCATCTGCTTCTCGGGATTACAAAGCTGAAGAAAAGCAACGACAAGACGCAGAAGCGGATTACAAACGGATCACTAAGCCTGGAAGAGATGCTATTGAGGGCGTCTATCCTGAAGAGTTGTTGATTCCCGGTGGCAAAGCAGCCAAGTATGGTTTAAATGCATTAAAAGGTGCAGCCAAACCTGTTGGTTCCACCAGTCGCGCTCTTGCTGAATATGAGACGCCAATTACCTTTCTAGGGAAGGGCGCACAAAAGAACGTCACTCCAATGGAGCGACTGGCTACTGATCGAGCCAAGCGTTTGACCTATGACGAAGCGCAAGGCATAGCATCTAATGCTACACCTCGCGTTGGCGGGCCTAAAGCTCAAGCCGAGAGAGAAGTTGCAGAGACTATTGCAAGGCTGAAGCAGTCTAAGTCTGGCGGGTCTTCCGGTGCCCCTGTGCGGCAGCGGTCTCCAAAAGACATGACAAGCTTTAAATCAGCAGATGAGTTAGGGATTGATTTTAAACGTGGAGGCAACATTAAGCGTTATGCCTCTGGTGGTTCAGTATCAGCGTCTAGCCGTGGTGACGGATGCGCTCAACGTGGCAAAACTCGTGGAACAATGAGGTAATCATGGCTAAGATGAGACGTTTTGACAATGGTGGTGGAGTCGGGCTTGATTTTGGCCCATCTCCGTCATATCAAACCCCGGCAGATCATTTCACCAATCTTCCGTCTGGAAGCCCGCAGCAGTTCAATGCTATGCGTAGTGCAATTGGCTTGTCGCCTATGGAGGATTCCAACGACAATGATGCCAATATACAAAAAGCAAAAGCTATGATGGGTTCTATTGTTGGTTTAACACCCAACGATAACAACTACTCATTGCAAGATGCTATTTCTCAACTAAGGGGTCAGTACTCTGCTCCGGCTCAGCCAATTGTACAAGCCCCCCCGCCTCCTATAGCCTCCAGTCCGGAGCCGGACTTTATGGCCGGTTTTTCTCCGTCAATGAGGGCTCGTTTTGCGGCAAATCAAGCCCGCAGCAAACCAGAGGGGCCGGATCAAGAAAGAGCTTTGATGGCTCGTTTTGAGGCAAATCAAGCGAGAGCCAATGCCAAGCGGGATTTGGGCATGAAGAGCGGTGGTGGCGTTAAGGCCAAAGGCAGTAAGGTCAAGAAGTTTGCTGAAGGTGGTGAAATTGATAACGATTTTGGAGCCATGAACGAAGGCCCAGCTGGTGATGACTCTTACACTCCAGCCCCCAAAGCAGAACCCAAGACACGCGGAGAAGCCTTCCGCGCTGCTCGTGCTGCCGGTGACAAGACGTTTGAGTTTGAGGGCAAGAAATACACCACTGAACTAGCCAAGCCAAAATCTGCCGCTAAGGAAGAAGCTCCCAAATTTGCTTCTGCTAAAAGCCCTGGCATCATGCAACGGATGCGTGACGCAGATGCGGCGATGGTGAAGTCTGCACAAGCAAAAACTAGGCAAGGTAACGCTGATCTTGGCAGTGCCAATGCAGGGCCGTCAGGAACTGGCGGCAGGCTTACCGGCGACCGCATGTCCCCGGCGTATGGTCAAGGGCGGGTAAATCCTGACACCTTGCTTCCCATGAAAAAAGGCGGCTCTGTCAAAAAATTTGCTTCCGGTGGTTCAGTTTCTAGTCGGGCTGATGGTTGCGCTCAGCGGGGCAAGACCCGTGGAACAATGAGGTAATCATGCGAGCTAGCCGAGGTATGGGGGATATCAATCCCGCTAAAATGCCGGGGGCCAAACAGACTCAGCGTCGGGATAACACCGATTTTGAGATGTTTGCTGAAGGCGGCTCGGTTACTCCAGCATGGCAACGTAAAGAAGGCAAGTCTGAAAGCGGTGGTTTAAACGCTGCTGGCAGAGCTTCTTACAATAGGGCTAATCCTGGTAAGCCTGGATTGAAAGCCCCGCAGCCAGAAGGTGGCTCCCGCAAAAAGTCATTCTGTGCCCGAATGTCAGGCATGAAGAAGAAGCTGACTAGTTCAAAGACAGCTAATGACCCGGATAGCAGGATCAACAAAAGTCTTAGGAAATGGAAATGCTAAATGGCAAAAGCTAAATCCACTGTTAATGAAGCGGGCAACTACACCAAACCTGAGTTGCGTAAAAAGATTGTGGCGAATGTGAAAGCAGCAGCTACTCAAGGTACAGGGGCTGGAGAATGGAGCGCCCGAAAGAGTCAATTAGTAGCAAAAAAGTACAAGGCCGCTGGCGGTGGCTATCGTGACTGAAGCCACAAAAACTTGTACGGATTGCGGCGAGACGAAACAATTGTCCGCATTTCGTAGTCGCGGTGGGCAAATGACGCATTTGTACAAGAGCCATTGCAACACTTGTCTTTACAAAAGGCATAAAGATTGGGCAGAGAACAATCAACATAGGGTAGCAGAGTACCGCGAAAGAGACCCATGGACTTTGGCTAAGCGATGTTCGCGTCGGGGGATTACTCCAGAACAGCTTGTGGAAAGATATGAACGGCAAGAGGGTTGTTGTGCAATCTGCAAAACTGAAGTTACGTTAATAGAAAGCGCAATTGACCATAACCATGAAACCGGAGAGTTTCGAGGGGTACTTTGCAAACAATGTAACCGGGCATTAGGGATGTTTAAAGACAGTACTACGATATTGCGTAATGCCGTAGAATACCTTAGTGCTTTTGGTAGTTACAGCAATGACTCTTAAAACACCGCAGAAATCTTTGAAGGATTGGGGAGACCAGAAATGGCAAACCAAGTCCGGTAAGCCCTCATCCGAAACGGGTGAGCGGTACTTACCAGCAAAGGCAATACAATCGCTTAGCCCTGCTGAGTATGCGGCTACGACCAAAGCAAAGCGTATGGGTAAAGCCGCAGGTAAACAGTTTGTAGCGCAGCCCAAACGCATAGCGAAGAAAACAGCAGGGTTTAGATAATGGCAACATCAGGCACCCAATCATTCAACCTAGACCTTAGCGAGATTGTCGAGGAAGCGTTTGAGCGTTGCGGTGCAGAGCTTAGGACTGGCTATGACTTACGTACTGCTCGTAGAAGCCTTAATCTACTGTTTGCTGACTGGGCTAATCGTGGCATCAATCTGTGGACTGTTGATCAAGGGTCTATCACGCTGGTTCCTGGTACGGCGACGTATGACCTACCAATCTACACAGTTGATTTGCTTGAGCATGTTATCCGCACCGGAGCAGGTAACGCTTCCACGCAGGCAGATTTAAACATCACGCGCATCAGTGTTTCTACCTATGCGACGATCCCCAATAAGCTGACCCAAGCTAGGCCGATTCAGGTCTATATTGACCGCTTGTCCCCCACACCGACGATCACTGTCTGGCCCACCCCTGACAATGTGCAGACCTACACCTTCGTGTACTGGCGGCTGCGCCGGATCGAGGATGCAGGTAACGGTGTAAACACAATGGATGTGCCTTTTAGGTTCCTTCCGTGTATGATTGCAGGGTTGGCTTCTTACCTTGCTTTGAAGGTTCCTGGGGGTCTAGAACGTGCTCAAATGCTTCAAGCGCAGTATGATGCGGCATGGGAGTTGGCAGCGGGCGAAGATCGAGAGAAAGCTGCGGTTCGTTTTGTCCCACGGCAGCAGTTCATTAGCTAATCATGGGCAATAGGTTTGCAGCAGGTAAACGGGCAATATCGGAGTGTGACCGATGTGGGTTTCGTTTTAAGCTCAAAGACCTCAAAGGGTTGGTGATCAAGACCAAGAACGTAAACATCTTGGTTTGTCCTCAGTGTTGGGAGGAAGATCACCCGCAGCTTCTTCTAGGGATGTATCCAGTCGATGACCCTCAAGCTTTGCGTAACCCTCGCCCTGATCGTAGCTACGTTACTTCTGGGCTTTTGTCTAGCGGATACTTGGGAGAAGGCAGCAGAAGTATTTTTTGGGGCTGGAACCCTGTTGGTGGGTCTAGGCTTTTCGATGCGGATTTAACCCCCAACCCTCTCGTTGCCGTTGGATCAATCGGCACTACCACTGTAAGCATAACGTAAGGAATCATAATGGCTACCAAATCAGCTAACTTTCCCGCCAGTATGGCAGTTGCCGGGTACAAGCCCGTGGAACATGATGAACTGAAGATTGGCAATGACTTTGCTACCACATCTGGTGACCGTGTGGCTAACAACCACCAGCATGTCCGTGGTAAAAGTCTCGGTGTAGAAACAGATGCCATGATGAAGTATGGCCGCAACATCGCCCGTGCGATGAATCAAGGAGACTAATCATGGCTACGTTCAGCAAGAAAATGGGCGGTAAAGAAGTTGGTGATGCGGCTGTTTATGCCAAGCCTCACACTATGTCTGGTGCCCCTGGTGTAAAGCCATCCAAGTCTTTGCAAGACAAGGCTGCGGTAAATGTCTTTAATGAAAAAGATATTGTCAAGCACAGTACTCCCGTGACTATTGGCCCGCTGAAAGAAGTTACGACTGAAGGCATCAAAATGCGCGGGTCTGGTGCTGCAACTAAGGGATTTATGTCCCGTGGGCCAATGGCGTAAAACATGAACTACACCCAGTTGAAAACCGCAGTACAGGACTATTGCGAGAATACTTTTACTGCTACTGACTTCGCCACTATGACGAATTTGGCAGAGCAGAAGATTTACAACTCGGTGCAGCTACCCTCCTTGCGTAAAAACGTACAGGGGGTTTTAACGTCTGGCTTTCAGTATCTTGCTGCCCCGACAGACTTCTTGTCCGTCTTCAGCCTTGCAGTTGTTGACGCTGTAGGGGCATACACATACCTCCTTAACAAAGATGTCAACTTCATCCGGGAAGCGTACCCCACCCCGTCATCCACAGGCACACCTAAGTACTACGCTGTGTTCGGGCCGGATAGCGCATCTCTTCAAGAGCTTACATTTATTCTCGGGCCAACGCCTAGTGCTGGCTTGACGGCAGAGCTTCATTACTTCTACTACCCTGTCTCCATCGTTACAGCGGGCACTTCCTGGCTGGGTGATAACTTTGACTCTGCGTTGTTTAACGCGGTAATGGTTGAAGCTATCCGGTTTATGAAAGGTGAGCCTGATATGGTTGCACTGTATGCTGATGCATATAAACAGTCGCTTACTCTTCTCAAGAACCTGGGTGACGGTAAGTTGCGTCAGGATGCGTATCGTAGCGGGCAAGTCCGCACCCAAGTTATCTAAGGAAATATCATGGCTTTTACTGGCAATGCTTTTTGCACTTCAGCCAAGGTTGGCTTTCTGACGGGGACATACACTCCGTTGACCCATACTATGAAGATTGCTCTGTACACCAACTCAGCTACGCTGGACGCAACGACAACGGTTTATTCAGCAACTAATGAGGTTGTTGGTACAGGCTACACGGCTGGCGGGAACACGCTAACGGGCAATGCTATTAGTTATGGTGGCACTACCGCATGGCTAACTTTCAATGACTCTAGTTGGACTACCGCTACGATTACAGCCCGTGGCGCACTGATCTATGACAGCAGCGCATCAAACGCAGCAATTGCAGTCCTAGACTTCGGTGCAGACAAGACTTCTACCGCAGGTACATTTACCGTACAAATGCCGGTTGCTGCTGCCTCCACTGCACTGATCCGCATCGCTTAAAGGCACAAAATGGCTATTACCGTAACCCACCCGTTTGTTAGTGCAATCTCTGATGGCGCGGATGCTACGGTAGTTCGCCCTTCTAATTGGAACGCTACCCACAGCATTTCAGGAACTGTTGACGTAGCTAACGGAGGCACAGGGCTTTCTGCTGGTACTTCTGGGGGTGTCTTAGCGTTTACAGCTACCGGAACCATAGCTTCTTCAACAGCCCTAGCGGCTAGTGCGCTTGTCATTGGTGGTGGGGCGGGGGTTGCTCCTTCTACGACAACTACCGGCACCGGAATCTTGACGTTTCTTGGAACTCCCTCAAGTGCAAACCTTGCGGCAGTGCTTACCGATGAAACAGGTTCTGGTGCAAATGTTTTTGCAACGTCGCCGACGTTCACGACGAGCATAGACTCCGGGGCAACATTTACAGCTTTTGCCGGGGCAACGACTTCTCTTACCATAGGTGGCACGGGGGCAACTTCAGTGTTTGCCGTGCCGGGTACGTTGGAACAATCAAGCACAACTGGGGCTATGACGATAGCCGGTGGCGTTTACATAGCTAAGAAATTGACTGCAATCGGCGGCATTTCAGGCGGCACATTTTAAGGAACTACGATGGCAGCAACAGGCTTTACCCCCATTTCGTTGTACTACAGCACCACGGCAGCAGCAGCCCCTTCAGCGGGAAACCTTGTTGCGGGTGAGTTGGCACTCAACACCCTTGATGAGAAGCTGTACTTTAAGAACAGCGCGGGCACGGTCAAGCTGCTGGCGAGCAACGGTGCAACGACCAACGTGTCTACCTTCTCGGCGGGCACCACAGGGTTTACACCGTCATCCGCTACGTCTGGTGCGGTTACCCTGGCAGGAACCCTGGCGGTCGCCAACGGGGGCACCAACGCCACCACGGCCAGCATCACATCGTTCAACAACATCACGGGCTACACAGCCTCTGGTGCCA